AGTCAGTCAAGGCACGAGCCATTAATACAATGAACAAGACAAAGCCAGTCCAGCCAAAGCGACCAGGCGGACGATAATGCCATACGGTAAGGGACCAATCAAGATGGGCAAGGGAAAGCCTAGCCCAAGGCTAGGTGGAGACCCACGACAGCCAAAGACAGGACAGCCTAAGTCTCCCCTTCCAAAGAAGATGGACCCACGAAAAGATCCAGGTCAAGGCAGAATGTACGCTGGCGGTACTCCGTACTTTGACGAGGCAACTGGTATGTACAGAAACATTAAGCCAGAGAATTTTGGAAATTTGGATCAGTTTGACACTAATCCTATTTCTAGGGATGCATACAAGAAGGCTAAGCTAAAGAAGAAAATCATTGTTGGGCCGCCAGCAAGGCGGAGACCATTTCAGCCGAAAGTAGGGAGATAATGGCAGTAGATCGAGGATACGGATCAGGGAAGTCACGCTCGGCAGCAAACTCTGCTGCTCGACGGGACAAGGCGGCATCAGCCAACCTTCGCAAGAAGAACATCAAGAAGGTGGCATCAAAGCCGTTCCAGAAGCAGGCCCTAGCCTCCGTCGGGAAGCAGGCTGCCGCTGGGTTCAACATCGGTGGGCGGCAGTACCTTGAGACTGGTGTAAGCCCAGCAAAGATTCTTCAGGCAGCAAGGGCGCTTGTAAGTGCTGGAAGGGCAGCAGAGGCAGCACCGCTATTTGCTAGGGTCGCAGCAAAGGTTGGTGGTCAAATTGCCAAAAAGGCAAGCGCCAAGGGTAATGCTGGTCGAGGACCGTTCTCTATGAAGAATGCGTTCAAGGAGCAGTCTGCTGTGCAGAAACTTACTGGAAGAAACATCACATCACAGGGCGCACGGGAAGCATCTCAGTCTGCCTACCCACGACTTCCAAATATGGGATATGTTCCAGGAGCGACTAGGACATTTGATCGTTATGCTGATCCACTTTCAGAGGGCGCTGGGAGAATCTTTCCTGGTATTGCTAAAAGGATTCCAAAGCCTAAGTTGCCAAAAGGTCGCGGCGGACGATAAAAGTTACAACGCGACCGTTTCAGTGGGGGATGTGGCTTAAGACTATTTCGGAGGTAGTATGCGTGACAAACGACTCAAAGACTACCTTGACCGTGCAAAGCGCATCCTCAACTTGAGCCACTGGGAGATTAAAATCTCCGCAGATCCGCCTCCAGATGATGCTTGGGCCGATGTCGAGGTGTCTCAGAACCTTTATGCAGCTACTATCCGCTTCTCCCCAGGACTCTGGAAGGAGAAACCAGAAGAGATTAGGCGTGTGATTGCACACGAATTGATTCATTGCCACTATGCGGGGGTCGAACGCCTAGTGGAAGTGGTCCAGGATGCCCTCGGCACAACTGCTGGGGAGATCGTGGAGAAGATTTGGGACGTGGAGTCCGAACGGGCAGCAGATTCGCTGTCAACTGCGGTAGCAGAACTTCTACCATTACCAACATTTGGAGATAAATAAGATGGCAGTCGACAAGGGATATGGGTCAGGGTATAAGAATACTGGAAAGTCAAAAAAGACCGCTACCCGTCGTCAGATGAGTAGCGCCGAGAAGTCTCGTGCTGCCGACCTTAAGTCTGGCAAGCTCGGTCGACCTGAAGGTGCGTCTCCGTTCAATAACCTCAAGGGCGGGGCAATTAAGTGGTCCGAAATTGGATCGCTTGCTGCTGGTGCGGCACTTGCTGGAATGGGTGCTGCTGTCTCAAGGGTTCGTTCATCAAACTCTCCAGCCGCCACACGAGCAAGGGTCATTAAGTCAACCAGTGGTGCCCTAGGTGGAAAGCCAGCAACATACTCTAATATTAAAGCAGCTATGAAGGCTACTAGATATTCTAGTTCTGTCACACCAGATCCGTGGGGCGGAGCAGATCCCTGGCCTGGTGTTCCTCGTGGCCTAGGTCCATCGGCAAAAGAAGCAGCAATTGCGAGTCGAAGGCAGGCAGCCGCTGAATCAACATATCCAATTGCAAAAACTCAACCTAGTGTGCTGAAGCCATCACAAAGAAATGCAATTGACGCTGGGGCAACACTTGGTGCAAGAAAATCAGCAGTCCTTGGTGGAATTGCATATGGGTATTCTGGAAAACCAGCAAAGACAACAAGGCGTGGTCGATAATGCCAGGCAAAATGATTCCCGTGAAGGGGCGTGGTCCAAAGGGCGCTACCAAGAAGCCGAAGGGCAAGGGTATGCCTGGTGACCAGTACAAGCCAGACTCAAAGAAGCCGAAGGGTAACCGACGGCGCATCCTTGATCAGATCAACGAGATGAATAAGAAGGCGGGCTACTAAGATGCCAAAGGTAGGCGGGAAAGAATTCCCATACACCAAGAAGGGTATCGCTGCGGCAAAGAAGGCTGAGAAGGGCCTCTACGCCAACATCAACGCCAAGAAGAAGCGCATTGCCGCTGGCTCTGGCGAGAAGATGCGCAAGGTCGGATCCAAGGGCGCACCTACCGCCAAGGCATTCAAGGATTCAGCCAAGACAGCAAAGAAGAAGAAGTAATTGGCAACATTTACGTTCGGTCGAGAGATTGACATCCACTGGAATGGATATGACATCCAAGGTCCAGCGGGTACGGTCTTTTCTATTCCAGACCAGCTCTATGAGGAGTTTGATTCAGACATCGCTCCAGTAGAGCCTACTCTTGTATGGATTGACATAAACGAGTTTCTGACGTTGAGCAATGAAGTCTCCACGTCAACTCTTTCTGCATCGCTTCCGATTGCACTTGCAACAAGCACCAGTGGAAAGACGATCTCGCTATCGTCCACTACGGCACTAAACGGCTATCTGCTTGCCGCAGATGGGTCTGGTGGAACAATCTGGACCCCAGCATCTACGTCAAGCCTGACATCGGTTATCGGCGTATCCCCAATCTCAACCGTCATTTCTGGCGGAACGGTATCTGTTAGCCTTGATGCCAACTACCAGACGGCTGGAACGTATGTTAACGCCGTAATTGGAACTTCTCCAGCATCTGTTGTGACAGCGTCTGGAACATCTACGATCAGCATTGACCAGTCGGCAATCACAGGGGCAACTGCCGCGACCAATGCACAGGTCGTACGATTCCTCGTGAAGAACACAACTGGCACCACGATCCCGAAGGGGTCTGCGGTGTATGTCTCTGGTGCAACTGGGGACAATGCGCTCATCTCCCTTGCCTCTGCAACATCCGAAACCACTTCGTCCAAGACGCTTGGAATTACCTCCGAATCTATTGCGACGGATGCATTCGGCTATGTCATTGAGGCTGGATACCTCACAAACATTGATACGTCTTCGACCACCGCTGGGGCAGCCGTTTGGCTAGGGAACACCCCTGGCTCGCTGGTATTCGTAACCCCGCCAGCAGAGCCAAGCCACGCTGTCTACCTCGGCGTCGTGGTTCGCGTTCAATCAAACAACGGCTCCATCCTCGTCAAGGTGCAGAACGGCTATGAAATTGATGAGCTGCACGACGTTTCTGCTGCCAGCCCAACCGACCTTGACATCCTTCAATACAAAGGTAGCAGCAGCCTCTGGACAAAGGCCTCAATCTCAAATGCTGGCATTGCCGCATCAGTGCATACGCACCCATATCAAGATGCTGGCACCTACGTCACAGCGGTTAACGGCACTTCTCCAATCACGGCCAGCACAGACACCGCTGGGATCGTCACAGTTGGACTAAGCGCAAGCTACCAGACTGCTGGCACGTACATCACGGCGGTCAATGGTTCGGCTCCTATCACTGCATCTACCGATACTGCTGGTGTCACCTCGCTATCGCTCAGTGCCAACTACGCTTCCGACATCCATACACATAACACCAGCAGTATTACGACTGGCAACTTCATTGCCACCGCAACTGGATCTACTGGCGTAACGATTACTGGATCTGGAGTTAATGCTGGGGCAGCGGTCGTGTCAATCGGACAAGCCGTAGCCACCACTAGCGACGTAACCTTTGCAAAAATCACTGGAACTGGTATGTTCTCAGCGCCAAACATTGGCAGCGGCGCCGTCACCATCACTCCAGTGGCTAACTCCACCACAGGCGTAGCAGTGACTGGATTGACCATCAAGACATCTGTTGCGACTGCGACAACAAATGATGTGTCTGTCTTGGTCACAGCAGTCACCTCCGCCGACGCATACAGGTCTTCATCCGCTTCAGGACTAACATTTTCTGGGGCAAATCTCACTGGGCTTACCGTTTACATCTTTAGAACCAACACCACGGCCACAGGGCTTTATTGGTTTGCGATAGGGAGATAAAATGGAAAAACAAGAGTTGGAAACCGCGCTTATAGATACGACGTGCAGGACACCTGGATGCGTCAATGAGAATGTCACGCACAGAATCAACGCTCCAGTAAACTCCGACGGTGTGTTCAGGGTGATCTGCGGGACCTGCTCGCAGGCAGTCACTGACCTTGTGGAAGTAAATGACTGAACTGGCTCCAGTACTAACGGGCTGTCACGTGTGCCGCAGCCCGCTAGTAGAGACAATTAATAAGAAGATGAGGGACCAAGTCCCCGATCAAAGAATTTCCGAATGGCTTGAAGAGAACGCCCAGTACATTAGCCGAATAACTCTCGGTAAGCATAAGCGTGAACATCTAACCGAGCCACACGAGAGACTTCGACAGAACGCCATTAACGTGATGAAGAAGCAGCAGAAGACCATCAAGGCAACAGGCGATCTCGCTGGCCTTGTCCGCGACTACGTCCACTCCGCAGTAGAGGAAGGGTTAATGACCCCCACACTTGCAGAGGGACTGCGGGCGCAGGAGATGATTGACCGCCGACAGGAGAAGGGCGCAGACCGAGAGGTGGCGCTAACACTCGCTGGAATCCTTGGCGGGGGTACCACATACCAGATCATTGAGGCAACGGAAATTAAACCAATTTCGGGCGGAGAAACGGACCAGTGATTGCGCCGCTTAGCAGCCAGTATCGCACTCGCACTCAGCATCCTCTCGCCGCTTACCGTGTCAGCGTTGAACGACCAGGAAGACTGGACGCTAACGACCGACTCAAATGGAACGTTGACCCAATCGGAGGACGGCTCATTCACACTGACTGGAGCCAACTACCCAGCGCCAGGATCAATCTGGCAGAACGCGGAAACAAAATACACCACCGTCGTGGAAACCGATCAGGTCATCGGATTCACGTGGGCTTTCTCCACAACGGACTCCTCGTACTACGACACGCCGTACTACGCCTCTTCAGGATCGTGGGTCTCGCTAACACCACAGAACGTTCAGCAAGCAAGCGGATACGTCGAGGTCCAGCTCTACGCGGGGGATCTGTTCGGGTTTATGGTGAAGAGTCTGGACTCGTGCTGCGGCGCGGGAAACCTGACCATCAGCGGGATCATCAATCCAACACCAACACCAGAGCCTACGCCGAGCGAGACTGCGGAGCCTAGCGTTGAGCCGACACCAGAGCCTACACCCAGCCCGACGCCAGAGCCGACGCCAGAGCCAACGACGGAGCCGACTCCTTCTCCGAGCGAAACTCCGACGCCAAGCCCGACTCCTGAGCCGAGTAAAACTCCGAGTCCAACGCCTACGCCAACCCCAACTCCAAGTCCAACGATAGAGCCAACACCAGAACCCACACCTACACCAACGCCAGATCCAACACCAGAGCCTACGCCAGAGACGGAGATTCCGTCATTTGATGAGGCGGTCGCTGCCGTGTCGGAAGCACTGTCCTCAATTACCAAGATTTCTGAGATCGGTAAGGATCTTGACCGAGAGGAAAAAGAGAAGGCGCAGCCAGTGGCTGTTGCCATCATTAGTACTCAAGTTGCAGCAGCAGCCGCTGCGGCAGCGGGAAGGATAAATCGCCGTGTTTAAGAAAATTATCCTCGACCTTATCGGTGGGGCGTGGACCATTCTTGGTCTTCTCTTTGCAGTTGTGGTCTTGCCAGAGGGTCAGACTCAGACCACGATGGCAACACTCTTTGTGCTACTCACTATTGGATGGCTCGCCACTGGGCCGCTACGATGGAAGGATTAATATGAAGTTAAAAGTTAAGTCACAGCTCGATCACGTTGAGAAGGGCGGCATCCTAGACGACTGCGGTCCGTCCAGCACGGCTGCTGCTGTCGCGTGGGCGTCCAAGTACGCGGTTGATCCGACGGCTGGTGACGGCATCAAGGCAAAGGCAAGGGCAACTGGGTTTGTGGAGAAAGAGGGCGTGTCGGACAACGGCTCATCCCTCGCTGACCTCATCAAGACAGCCAAGCAACTTGGTGCAAAGGCACGCTATGCCAAGTCGTGGGACGACGTTGTGGTGTCCGCTTATCGTGGAGCCGCGTTGATCATCTGGGTGCAGCAAGCAGTTGACTACCCTACGGTTGAGATCAGCGAGTGGCACAAAAAGTGGCAGAAGTATTGGATTAAAAAGGACAGGAAGCACATTGCGCAGGGATACGGTCATATGACCGCCGCTGCGTGGGATGCAGTTGACGGCTGGCAGTGGGCGTGTCCCACACGGTCGGGCAAGGGCAAGGAGAAGTTCGGGGTGGTCGTGACCGAAGAGCAGCTCAAGCAGATTGCTGCGAGCAAGAAGAAGCAGACGGGCGGCGCGGCGTTCAAGCACGTCGTCATCGTTGAATGGAAATAAGGAGTCAGAATGTATAACGACATCAAGGCGGGAATCCGCTGGATCATTGACAACACAGGCGTAGACGAGGCAGTAATTGAGTTCCTCCGAACATTCGTCACGGTCTCAATCTCAGTCGCACTTGGACTTGGAATCCCGCTCCTCGACATCACAGGCGGCGACTTCCGCACAGTGCTGTCCGCAGGGCTGGCTTCAGGGCTTCAGGTGCTGATCAAGTTCCTTGACCCAAAGAACACGGCGTTCGGTATCAAGGATAAGTCGCCTGAGGATAAGGCCGCTGCGGAGAAGCAGTTCGACATTTAATGTGGGTCTACGTTGGCGGGACGTTTGATCTGTTCCATTACGGTCACGCGAGGTTCCTTGAGGAGTGCGCAAAGCACGGCAAGGTTATCGTGGCAATCAACACCGACGACTTTTGTGAGCGATACAAAAGGAAAACAATCCTAACCCTCGGTGAGCGGATTGAGTCCGTTCGGTCTTGCAAGTGGGTCAGCGAGGTGATCGTCAACGTCGGGGACGAGGACACTGGTCTGACCATTGATCTCGTCAAGGACAAGACCATCTCGTACATCGCCCACGGGGATGACTGGATGGGTCCAGCCCTGATGGCACAACTTGGCATCACGCAGAATTGGTTGGACGGCAGGGGCATCAAGATGCTCTACATCCCATATACCAAGGGAATCTCCACAAGCGACATTATTAGGAGGGTCGGTGAAACTGGCGGCAATAGCGACGCTTTACGGTAGGCACGATAAGACGCTTCCTATTTTTGAGCAAATCTTCTCATCCACAAGGGTTCCAGACGAGCTGTGGCTAATGTGCGAGGGTATTGATGATGCTAATGCAGCAATTAATGCGCTCAACAAACTAGGAAAGAGCAGCGTTGGGGTAACGGTTTTGGAGACGCCAAGAATCTCCAACGGAGATTATGCTATAATCCCGTATTCCAACAAAATTAACTGGGCGCTAGATAGAAGCAGAGCAGACGCCGTAGTATACATCGACAACGGATCTATGCCATCAATACGAAAGTATGGCGTAATGCTTAAGGCGCTAGAAGATAACCCATCGTGGGGTGCGGTCTACTGCTCACAGGAGCGCAGCGGGTATAGCAAGAGAACCGCTTGGGCGGGTGAAATTCTAGAAAATGCATATGCAGTTGCAAACTACACCCAAGTTATGCACCGCCTAACAGATGATCGATGGACAACCAACATTTCCCACGCAAATCCAGACCTTGCAGACGCACTGTTCTGGAGATCCCTCCACAAATCAATTGGTCCATTTTATCCAGTGGATACCAACACCATCCACGACTGGCATCACATTAACTCACAGAAAGCAGAGGGTCTATGAAAACAGCAGCGTGGCAGCGTAAAGAGGGACAGAACCCAAAGGGTGGTCTCAACGCAAAGGGTCGGGCCTCGTACAAGGCGCAGACTGGTGGCACATTGAAGGCCCCAGTCAAGAGCGGAGATAATCCGCGACGCGCATCATTCCTTGCACGAATGGGAAATACTCCAGGTCCTGAACGCGATGCGAAGGGGAAGCCGACCCGACTCCTTTTGTCGCTTCAGGCCTGGGGTGCTAGCAGCAAGGCGGATGCTCGCTCCAAGGCTAAAAACATCTCTAGTCGCCTCAAGGCGAAGAAGTCTTGAAGCAACTTACCAATGATCTGGCCATTGATCTGGCTCGCGGCAGGAATGACATTGAGTTCTTTGCTCGTCGTTGGCTTGGCATTGAAGGGAATCCTGGGCAAGTAGCCTGGTGGAAGGCGTGCAGTGAGAGAGACGATACGGGTTACCGACCGAGGTATATCACGACCGTTGTCTCAGCTGGGAACCGTGCAGGAAAGACTCTTGCTATGGCTGTTGTGTGCCTCCATCACGCGCTATACAAACTAGGACTAGCCAACCCAACACAAGGCGATCCAGACTCGCACCGACGATGGGCGGAGTCCCCATACGAGTGGTACCACGTAGGCATCCAGCAAGAGACCGCAGAACTGGTCTTCCGAGAAATTGAGACAATCCTCAGTTCCTCTCATCCAGCGCAAAGGGGTCGCGGATGTGCTATAATCCGAGAGCTGGGTAAGGTGATTGATACCCAGAAGAAGTATCGAGGCGAGTATGCCTGGGTCAAGTTCAATCCAGTCATTGGTGGGGCAAGCATCCATTTCCGAACTACACAGGATCGAGCCAAGGCTCTCCTCGGTAAAGATATGAACGGCATCTCATTTGACGAAGCGGCCTTTGAGCCGCACTTGCTGATGATTTACCAAGAGGTTCTCAACCTCCGCCGACTCTCTACTGGTGGACCACTCCACTTCATTGGGACACCAAGCGAGGGCATCAACGATTACGCGGAACTCTGGGAGAAGGGCAATCCAGAGAACCCAGCGAAGGATGAGAAGTTCATCTCGTTCCGACTCTCTACCCGCGACAACATTGGCTACGGACTGACGCAGAACAACTTTGATGACGTTGTTCGCCAGCAAGCCGAATATCTTATTCCACAGAACATTGACGGATACTTCATTGAAGCCCGCGATGCATTCTTTTGGAGCCAGTCAATCCTTGCGTGCTACAAGACGCTTGATGACGACGTGAAGCCAGAGAAGAACCACCGATACATCCAAGGCGTAGACCCAGGCATCTCGCACGATGCAACGTGGGCCATCACGCTAGACATCACCAGCCGCACCAAGATTCGTGGTGTTCGCATTAGGAAGCGCGGCGGGAAGCAGAGCATCTCTGCGGTAGTGAATATGGTCCGCGAGGGACATCTTCTCTACAGTCAGGACGGAGCCTTCTGCACCACCATCGTAGACTCTACTGGTCTCGGAGGCAGGCTCTTCCAGCAGGAGTTCTCAATGATCCGCCCGCTCCGAGGGTTTGACTTCGGAGGGACGAAGGCGAAGAAGGTGGAACTCCTCAACGACCTTAAGGCAGTAATCGACAAGGGTCAGATTGAACTTCCGATGGGCGGTCCTTGGGATGAACTCAAGAGACAACTCCTCATCTACAAGTTGGACGACAAGAAGCTAGAGCAAGATGCAGTAATGGCATTGGCAATCGCAGTGCGACACGCGCTGCGGAATCCTGAGAAGGGCGTAGAGAATCCGACCTTCACCTATTTTGGAGCAAGTGATTGATGGCTAAGGTACGAAAGATCCCAGCGGCATTTGAGGGAACACGTGGAATCCCCGCGCAGTATACGACCGACCCAGATATTGCCACGCCAGAGCAGATTGCCTCTATCGGCAAAGCCCTTGACAAGGCAAAGCAAATCCGTCAGGGAAAGCGTGTTCTAACCCCTGTTGCCAAGGGAAGGCCAATTGCCACCGCGCCAACAAAGATGAATGTCTCTGGCGGCGAAATTCAGTCTGCCCCAGCAGGAACTCCGAATCTCTCAATCTCTGGTCGTGGGAACATCAACTTCCGATCCAACATCTCTGCTGACCGAAGCAAGCGTGCGCCAGGGGCGTTCGGTGCTGGCCTACTCGGCGCAAAGGGTACAATTCGGATTCAGCCAAATGTTGATAAGTTGTCTCCATCAGAGGCAGCCTCACTCAAGATGCTTGAGTCCTCGCTTGTGGCGCAGGAACTAGATCCAAAGAACAGCGACGACTACACACTTCTTCAGGAAATCCTTGGTCGCAAGCAGTTGGTCGATCCAGAGCAGAACCGCCTCAAGGCGCTGTTCCGCCGTATGGACAACCTCTACCATCCAGAGACGATGACCCTCGGTGGTGCAGACCACTGGTCGGAAGACCCAAGCGCACGCCTCGCTGGCCGCGCCCACGTCTCTGTCAACATCCACCACGCTTATGTCCAGATCCCTGCGGCGATTCAGGCGGTACGACCAGTAATCAACTATGTGCCGACTGGCTCTAGCAAGGAAGACCGTATCGCGGCATCGTACCGTGAGCAGTTGTTCTTCCGTTGGTGGGAAGCCAACGATATGGACCTCCAGATGGAGCAGGCTGCGCTACTCAAGGAGCTTTACGGACACACTGCTGCCAAGGTCTATTGGGACCCAGTGGAGAGGCTTCCAAAGATCTCCATTATTGAGCGACCTGAGAACCTCTACCTCGGCTTCGGCAACAGCGACTACAACCGACTAGACTGGGCGCTCTACACCTACGGGATGTCCCCGCAGTCCATTCAGGAGGACTACGGCGTTGACGTAATCCCTGTGAAGCAGGGCGAGAAGTGGTTCCCTTACACGAGCCGTGGAAGCCACGCTGACCCAATCGGAAACGTGTGGGCGAACGCCTTTGAGCGCAACCCGCTCCGCCGAGAGACTGCCTACGAGCAGATGCAGGTGGAGGTCTACGACTACTGGTACAAGGTACCAAAGGGTGTCGGAAAGGCTCCGCTTGTGTACAACGCCATCTACGTGGGGAACACGCTCGTTAAGAACGAAGCGCACCCAGAGTACGGCGGACAGATCCCTTACATCCACCTTCCAAACGGCAAGATCCCAGGCAGCCCATACGGCAAGCCTGCGCTCTATGACCCAGAGCAGCTCCTCCGCGAGAAGGACGAGCGCATCACTGCAATGGCGCAGATGATCCAGTCCATCGTGGGCGGACAGATGTGGCAGTTGGTCGGTGCTGAGGCTCCTGACGAGGTACCACCGAACGCGCTGCCAAAGCCTGGTCGTGTGGCAACCCCTGGACCTGGCAACGAACTTCGTGCCATTCAGCCATTCATTCCTCAGTTCCAGATTGAGGCATACGTTGCACGGATCGACCGAGAGTTGACCGTTGCAACTGGCCTCAATGACCTGCTGCTCGGACTTGCTCCAGCACAGGTACTTGGCTCATCCCGTGCTATCGCGGCACTTATTGCTAACTACGAGTCACGACTCGCACCAAAGCGCAAGGTGTTCTACTCTTGGACAAAGAAGGTCTGGGAGATGTGCGCTCGCATTTGGGAGGCGAAAGACCCAGCCGTCAAGTCCCTCATTGCTGGCGAATACCGCATTGAGATCGTTGCTCCAGAACTTACCCCACGAGACACGCTGGAACTTGCCAGCACTGCAATCAACCTTGTTCAGAACCGCATCTGGTCGGCAGAGCGTGCGATGGACCGCGTTGGTGTGGAAGATCCAATGGGCGAGAAGGAACTTATCCGTGATGAGCAGACCGACGCCACGTTGAATCCAGCCGCAGTTGCCACGATGACACAGGTCATTGGGCAGATGCAGCAGATGCAGCAGATGCAACAGCAGTCCGCGCAAGCATCAATGGAACAGCAACTGATGATGACTCAGGAGCAGGCGCAGAACGCTCAACGTACATTGACCGCTCCAGTTCCTGGAAGCCAATCCTTGAATCAGCCAGAGAATCAGGCGCAGTTGCCGCCAGAGGCTAGTGCTGCAAACGCCGCAGCGCCAGGAGAAGAAAACCTTCTCCCAGCTTTGACAGGAACAGATGAGGTGATTGAATAATGGCACGACGCGGAAGGTTTGGAAGATCAGAAACTGGTGCATCTAATCTTACAACTTTAATTTATAGCCTTTACAGACAACAGCAAGAAGAGGAAGAGCGACTGCTTTTGCAGGCGTATTATTCTCAAATTGAGTACAAAGGCTCCGTCCCATCTTTGGATACGGTTTTGTCTTTCTACAATAACCTTGTGGGCCTTGGCGCGACTGAGCAAGAAATGTTCCAGAAGAAAAACGACATCACAAACTACGACATTAAGCGTTCATACAATAACCTAATTAAGGAATTCAACCAAAGCGATGGCTCAAACTATAACGAGGTTATTGATTTTATCTCTGACCGAGGAATGACCTCCACAGACCAAGACGACCTTTCCGAGTTTGCCGAGGCTATTGACAGCACGACAACCGCGTATTTGAGGTATCAGGGGGAGTCGCTCGGAAGAGGGGAAATCACAGCAAGGGACTACCAGCGGATCACCCTTACCGCGCTTCAGGCCCTTGAGCCTGGTAGCGATGCATACAAAACTGCAATTTATGATGCTTACCAGTATGAATGGAACGCAGAAGCAGAAAAGTGGCGAAACAGAGTTATTGCTGGAACAGCAAGCCAAGGTCAATACCAATCGTGGGCAAAGTCTTTTGCAAATCGAGTTAAGGCCGCAGGAATCTCTACGGACTCATCTCTTTATACTGGGATTATTGCTTCATCTGCAAGCGTTGGCGGTGGCGGCGGGAATCCAACGCTAAACAAGCGTCTTGGTAAGAATATCGGACTACTGGCAAAGGCGTACACAATTGCTGCCTCTGCCACTGGGGTCGGTGAGCCAAAAGACCTTGTAGAAATTGAAGACGATCCAAGGAAGGTTTCTGACTTTATTCAAAAGAACCCAGAGATCTGGGTGCTGTACGATGAATACCTAGCTAGAAATCCAGACGCAGCAAACCTTCTTGTGGATGCTGGTATTAAGCTATCTTCAGCCGATGGGTTCAGGGACTGGAGAGAGGCGGCCATGGACAGGGTTCAGTCGGACTATGCCATCTCAGGGGATAAAGACAATTACGACGACTGGAATCGTGTTAATCGATCAACTGGTCGAGGGTCTGTTCTTGACGATTTTGCCGCTGCTTCCATCAAGAGAAACGAACTCTTGGCTAACGCTGCAAATCCATTTGCGGAAACATACGTTAGGGATCAGTGGAGAACGTATATTAACGGTGGAAACTCTAAACTGTTTGGATTAATCCCAAATGGTGACCCAGTATCTTTTGCCAGAGAAATTGCTCGCGCTGGTCAGTTTTATGTGAGCCTATACCAGAACGAGTTGAACAAGGCGAACGGTAAAGATCTTGACAAAGAAACAGTCACGATCTCTGGATTCTTCGACGACAAGACTGGCGATCAGAACATTGATAACGACTGGGCGCTTGACGCCCCAACAAGGGACGACGCAATTGAACTTCAGAGCGGTGTCGGGGTGTGGGATCCTAAATTAAGAACAGTGATCGCCCCTACGGACGCTTCTTTTGGTGAGGGAGTGTACAATCAAATTAAGTTTGACACCGCTCCAGACGGATCTCTTGTTCCTTTCCGAGTTGCATACTCTGGTGAGCCACTATACACGGCTGGGGACGACCAGAGGGCCGTTGGACACGTCTACGAAATTGATGGAAGAACGGTTGCAATTGATCTAACGGGAAATATTCTTGACATCAACTTGATTAAGTCTGTAAATAACAACTGGACAATTCCCCAAGGGACAGATATGGGAGCCGCCAAGAAGGGCACCGCATCAGTAATTGACACCTCAGTAATTTCAACGCCCGCGCTTCTTGACAGGTACCGTGTCAGGGTTGAGGGGGACGCAGCCAACGGAATCAAGGGAATTCTTGATACTGGACAGTTTACCGAACAGCAAAAAAACGAGATCCGAAACGATCTTGCGAGGGTTCAGAGGGATGCTAACTTGCGAAAAGCAGCACAACTTCAGACCCTTCCAAATCTTACGCCGCAACAGCGCAGGGAGATTTACCGACTTCGTGGCGTTTCTGAGGCAACATTGCTGAAGTGGGACCGAGCCGTTGGCCCTAACGTTGACAAGTATGAAGAGGTAAAGCCTGGTGTTTGGCAGCTCAAGCCAGAGTTTGCCGATGAGAACAAGGCTCCAAACCCGTTTGTTCCTCGTGGCTTCGCTCCAGAGCCAACGCTTCCAAGCGTTGTAGACATTAGAACTGACAAGGAAAAAGAGGACGAGTTTGCCCAAGGTGTACAGGGGTTCATCGGTGGTATTGGAGACTTTATCGCTGGCGGAGTCAGGGGTCTTGCTGGGGTAGGTGCTCCTCAAAGTCGACCTCTTGGCCTTAACCTGTTTGGCGCCAAGGAAAATCAGCCGCAAGGCGGTGGAGATGTGTTCTTCAGGAATATGCCAGGACAGTCTATGAACAATAGGGATATTGTTTCTGCAAGAATTCGTAATAACGAAAAGCCTATTGCTCCATCATCCCCTACGACAAAAGTATTTACCCCAAAGCAAATTTCCGCCTCAATGGTTGATTTCAGGGCTGGCGAGCGTGATCCTCTCAACATTAAGAAAGACCCAAGGTTCGCAACAGAGGAAATCGAGCAGTCGCTTGTTGACTTCCGAGCTGGCGAAAGGACAATGCGTTAATGGCAAGTATTTATAATCCTGGCGGTGGTGATTCTTCTGGTGGTTTCAAGCCGCCAAAGCAAAAAACTTCAACGGCCAATGAAGTGCAGAATCTGGGAAAGATTGCCTTCAATGTTGCCAAGCCTGGGGAAAGCATTCGCCAGTCAGCGGAGAACCTGACTGGTGGATTCATCAACCTCGGAAAGGGGTTGGTCAATGTGGCTGAAAACATACCAGTTCTTGGAGCCATTGCCAAGCCAGCGATTGGCCTTGTCGGTGGTGCTGTCGACCTGACGATTGGAAACGTCGTGCGCGGTGCGCAGTCAATCAAGGTTGGTGATAGTAATCTTGCCCAGAAGGCAGTAGAGGGACTAGAGATTTTCGGAGCACCAATTGCCATTGCCGCAGAGGCTGCTGCAATTCCAGGTCGAGAGGTTGAGAAGGCTGTTGCAAGGGCCAGGGTTCAGGCGGCAGCCAGCAACAAGAATGACGCAATTAGCGCAATCTTTGGACTTGATGGTCTTCAGCAATACCGTGGTCTTAACCTAGACCAAGCAGAACTTGATGATATTGGCGAGGCGCTTGCCTCCACAAACTCAGGGTTCTCTAGCAACGGGGCTGCAAACCTATTCTACTCTTTGGTCATTGACCCACTCAACCTCATCTCATTTGGTACTGGATCTGGACTTAAGACAGCAGCAAAGGCTGGCCGTCTTGCAACCTCTGGATTGAAGGAAGCGCGGGCAGGAATTCTTGCAGACCGTGCAATTGCGGAGTCTGCTGGAAATGCCAATAGGGTTGTTGCGCTGGATGGACGACTTGCAAGGCTAGATGCTGATATTCAATTCCTTGAGAAAAACAACATTGCTGGACAACTGCACAACGCTGCAACGTCAAAGCTGAAGGGTATCTCTCGATTTACCGCAGCCACCGTTGCCAAAGAAATGGCAATGGGCTTTACAAGGGTGTTTAATACTAGGACTATTGGAAAAGTTCTTGACTCAATGGAGCCAACATTTGTAAACAACGCACTCAAGAACTACGCGCAGACAGTGAAGTATGCAACTGGTGCTGCGGCTATTCGGATGGCAACTTCGTCAAGAAG